GTGGCCTTGTACTCCACCCACGCCCTTCTAGCGGCGGCGTTGGTTATTTTGCTCCCTGCTTTTATAGCCTCTTTATTTTTTTGGTAGTACTTAGTCGAGTACTCCTTGTGTTTGGCTTTTTTTACTTTGGGGTCTTTGTACGGCATGTGCTTGACTATACTAAAATATCGTGTATATTGCCCCCATCTGGGACTTCCAGTGCGCCAAACTGCCCCAGCAGACGACATACCGATTGACGCACTTAACTTGTATGTAAGGAACACATATCATGGGATTCGCAACTCACCTCGGCCCTTGGCTGCTCGGCACTGTTAAAAACACCACCGGCACCACTGCTGGCACTATCCAAAACACTGGTACTACTCAAGTTACCCAGACTGGTACGATGACGGTCAACACTACGACCGCTACTACGTTTGCGGTCATCCCAGCTGGCGCACAGATTACAAACATCTTCTGTGATATCACCACTGCGTTCTCCGGTACTACTGGCAACACTATTACCGTACAGACTTCTGGCGGCACTACTTTGGCTACCGTTGGTGGCGCTACTACTACCCCCTTGGCTGTTGGCCGCGCAACTACTACGCTGTCTGGTACCAACATGGCTACCATCCTGAACGTAGGTACAGTTGACTTGATCCTTCAAGTTATCTACGCTTGCGCTGGAACAGCTAGCGGTGGTGCAGCTCAGATCACCGTACAGTACGCGGTTAAAGACTCTAGCGGCAACAGCTCGCAGCCCGCTGGCCAACAGTAATTAATCTTGGGGGCTTCGGCCCCCGTTTTACAGGAGATTAGTTATGACAATGCAATATGACGTCAAGTCAGCGTATGCCGGAACCTTTCCTGCACAGCTGTATACGGGACGGACTCGCCTAAAGTCAATTGTTTTTATTGGCAATGGAACCGGTGGAACTTTTACCATATACGATGGCACTGATAACACCGGGCCCGTGGTGTATCAGTTTAAGTTTTCAACAGCGGTGCAACCATTCCAAGTGCTATTGCCCGGAGAAGGCATTCTTTGCGCTAATGGCGTATACGTCGTCGGCACAACCCTTAGCGCAATTTCTGTAACTTATGGCTAAAAAAACCCCATCCCTTGCAGTAGGTCGTGGCGAAAAACTTCCGGTCTCTAAAGGGGCTGGATTGACCGCCAAGGGCCGAGCCAAATACAACGCAGCTACAGGCTCTAACTTGAAGGCCCCACAGCCCGAAGGCGGCCCACGCAAGAAGTCATTTTGCGCGCGCATGTCAGGTATGCCCGGCCCGATGAAAGATGAAAACGGTAAGCCTACACGCAAAGCCGCATCACTAGCTCGATGGAAGTGCTGATATGAACGACTCATCTGATACTGCAAAACACATCATTGACGTTTTTGCGTCGTTGGCGGCAATAGGCTCATTTCTTGAGGTTATTTCTCCTGTTTTTGGTTTAATAGGAGCCGTGCTTGCGCTTATGCGTATCGCTGAGATGGTCTCTGGTAAAACATTTGCTGCGCTAATTTGGAGTAAACAAGATGCCATCGACAAGTAAAAAGCAACACAATTTCATGGCTGCTGTGGCGCATAGCCCTGCTTTTGCCAAGAAAGTAGGAGTTCCACAGTCCGTGGGGCAAGATTTTAACAAGGCCGATACTGGCAAGAAATTTTCAAAAGGTGGTGATACCATGGCTACTAAAGATATGAACTCTAAGATGATGGCTTTTGAAAAGTCTGGCAAAGACGTAGAGAAAAAAGGCATGAAAGAGGGCTCCAAAGCCGACATGGCTTTAGACAAAAAACAAATGATGGGTATGAAACGCGGCGGAAGCGTTAAGAAAATGGCTGAGGGCGGTATGTCTGACATGGCCCAAGACAAAGCCATGATTAAAAAAGCGTTTAAAGAGCATGATGCCCAAGAACACAAAGGTGGCAAGGGTACAACGCTTAAGCTGGCTAAAGGCGGGTCGTTCCGCTCTTCGGCTAACGGTGTTGCATCTAAAGGCAAAACCAAGGTTACCCAAGTTGTCATGAAGAAAGGTGGGATGTGCTAATGGCTACACGTAAAATGAAACGATTTGATGCTGGCGGCGATACTGGTATTCCGGCACAGACTGAAGAGGAATCCGCAAATGAAGCGGCATTAAATGCTGATTTGCCCCGTCGTCGCATGGCTGATGCAGCAATGGCTGAAGGCGCAGCTTCTGATGGCCCTGATTCCGTGCAGACTAGCGGGTCTTCTGCGTCTAGCGACACGCCTACGCCTAGCCGCTCAGTAAGCCGTACCCCTACAGTTACGCCTCGTAAACCTGCGCCTACGACTGCGTCTGCAAGTGGGGGTCGAGGGGGCCCTACAGCAAAAGAGCTGACTGATTACGCTGCGTCTAAACGCGCTAACCCAAACTACGGTAATGAAGGCCGCGCCGCCGCTGCTGAAAGCAACGCTAATTACGGCAACGAAGGTAAGGGCGATTCTAAGTACCGTAAACAGACTATGACTCCTGAAAGCCAAGCATTGGAGGAATCGCATCCAGAGCAGTACCTAATGCCCGGCACAGGGATCAAGAGCGTTGCAGCTTTGGCTAAGGCCGCAGCAAATCGTGGGGCTGGTGGGTTGCGCACTATTACTCAAGGCGCTTTAGAAGGCCCTGCCCGTCAACTCCCTTACGACAAAGCCGGCACACTTGCTAAACAACGCGCTGCTCGTGCCGAAGGTCGAGATGCTGAGATGGCGTTAGAAAACGCCCGTCGCTCAGGCTTTACCCCCGGCTCTGCCGCTGCAACAGCTATGCGCAAAAACCTCGGGGGCGATGATTGGACTTTGGGTATGAAACGCGGCGGTAAAGTTAAAGGCTATGCTTCTGGCGGTTCAGTAAGCTCTGCATCGTCTCGGGCTGACGGTATTGCTACTAAAGGCAAAACCCGTGGCACCATGGTAATGTGTGGTGGCGGTATGGCTAGAGGCCGAAAGTGAGAGCCAGTCGCGGTATGGGGGCTATTGCCCCCTCTAAGATGCCCAGCGGTAGCCGCAAAGCACGCCGTGACAATACTGACTTTACTCAGTACGCCGAAGGCGGAAGTGTAAATGCCGCTGGAAACTATACAAAACCCAGTTTACGAAAACGTATTGTGTCTGCGGTGAAAGCTGAGGCTACGCAAGGAACCGGAGTAGGCCAATGGAGCGCGAGAAAAGCCCAGCTGGTTGCTAAGCGATATAAAGCCGCAGGCGGGGGATATAGAGATTGAAAGCACCTCAGCAGTCTCTTAAAGACTGGGGAGACCAGAAATGGCGCACCAAGTCTGGCAAACCTTCTTCTAAAACTGGAGAGCGGTATTTGCCGGAGAAAGCTATACAATCTCTTACGCCTGCAGAGTACGCCGCAACCACAAAAGCTAAGCGTGCAGGCAAGATGGCGGGTAAACAGTTTGTAGCGCAACCTAAACGTATTGCAAAGAAAACAGCGGGGTTCAGATAATGGCTGAAAAGTGGATTCAAAAAGCGGTTAAAAAACCCGGAGCGTTACGCGCGGCACTTGGGGTTAAGGGCGATAAGCCTATACCCGCCAAAAAGCTTGCTGCCGCAGCCAAGAAGCCCGGTAAGATGGGGCAGCGCGCACGTTTAGCCGAGACCCTTAAAGGAATGAAATGACCGTCTCCGGCACCACCGCTTTTAACCTAGACTTCACAGAGATTGCTGAAGAGGCTTGGGAACGTGCGGGCCGGGAAATGCGCTCTGGTTACGACTTGCGTACTGCACGCCGTTCGTTCAATCTCATGACTATTGAGTGGCAGAACAAGGGCATTAACATGTGGACGATTGATGAGGGCTATATCAACCTCATTCAAGGGCAGTCAACTTACGATCTACCGGCAGATACCATTGACTTAATGGAGCATGTGATTCGTACAGGCCAAGGCAATGTATCTACTCAGTCCGATCTAACTATCACGCGTATCAGCGTGTCCACATACGCCACCATCCCCAACAAACTCCAACAGGCTCGGCCAATTCAAGTTTGGGTACAACGCTTACGGGATAACCCTGAGATTACTGTGTGGCCCATTCCTGACCAAGGCACTGCCGACGCCCCATACTACGTTTTTAAATACTGGCGCATGCGCCGTATCGACGATGCGGGTACTGGAGTTAACACTGCTGATGTAAGTTTTCGTTTTTTACCCGCACTAACTGCGGGGCTGGCATACCACATTGGGCTAAAACTCCCTGAGGCGATGAGTCGCGTGCCTATGCTTAAGCAAGTGTATGACGAAGCCTTTGAGTTGGCCGCTGGCGAAGACCGCGAAAAAGCCGCTATCCGCTTTGTACCCCGCCAGATGTTTATTGGTGGAGGCACTTAAATGGGTAACCGGTTTGCTTCCGGTAAGAACAGCATTGCGGAATGCGACCGTTGCGGACAGCGGTATAAACTTACACAGCTAAAAAAAGAAGTTATTAAGACTAAGACTTATAATCTCTTGGTCTGCCCACAATGTTGGGACCCGGACCAGCCGCAGTTGCAGCTGGGTATGTTTCCTGTGGATGACCCACAAGCAGTACGGGAGCCGCGTAGAGACTCTACGTATGTACAGGCTGGGGTTAATGTGGCAGGATTTCCAACTGGAGGGTCTAGAGACCTTCAGTGGGGTTGGAGCCCAATTGGGGGCTCTTCTAGTTTTGATGTTGTTCTTACTCCAAACTATTTAGTAGGAACAACGAGTGTTGGTACAGTGACCGTAACGGTCTCATAGGAGTAAATTATGGCATACACACGAGCTGCAGATGGTATTGCGTCCAAAGGTAAAACTGACGTTAAAGTGTTTCCAACTAGCGGGCCTACCGACAAAGAGACCATGGGCGGTAAAAAGAGTGCGGGCGTAACCGGTAAGGAAATGCGTGCTGTTGGCCGTAATATGGCCCGTGTAAATAACCAAAAACGAGGTTAATTATGGCAACACAAAGCATGAAACTTATGGGCAAAGAAGTTGGCCCTGCTAGTCTATACGCTAAACCTCATACCATGACGGGGGCATCTGTGACTGTGGAAGAGAATCCCGGTAAAGAGCCAAACCGTAGCAAGCTAGAGACTTACGATGTAAGTATTGGGGCTATTAGCAAATCTGCGGGTAATGAGCCAACTAAAACCGACGGCATTAAAATCCGTGGTACAGGAGCTGCTACTAAAGGGGTAATGGCCCGAGGCCCAATGGCGTAACGTATGACTTACACTGAACTGTGCGTAAACATTGCTGATATCTGTGAAAACACGTTCACGGCGTCTGAGTACGCCATGTTCACACAGCAGGCTGAGCAGCGCATATACAACACAGTTCAACTGGCTAATTTGCGTAAAAACCAAACGGGCACGATTACAGCCAACAATAAGTACTTGGCATGCCCAGATGACTTCTTGTCAACGTATTCCCTCGCGGTTATTGCAGCGAATGGGGATTATTCGTATCCGCTAAACAAGGATGTGAACTTCATCCGTGAAGCTTACCCTAATGCAACTGCCACTGGGATGCCCAAGCATTACGCTATTTTTGGCCCTCAATCTTCAGCAGTTCGAGAGCTATCGTTTATTTTAGGCCCTACGCCAGACACTACCTACACTGTAGAGCTGCACTATTACTACTACCCAGAATCTATCGTAACAGCAGGTAGCACATGGCTTGGCGACAACTTTGATTCCGCCCTGCTAAATGGCGCATTGGTTGAGGCCATTCGCTTTATGAAGGGTGAGCCTGATATGGTTACGTTATACCAAACTTTGTATATACAGTCGATCGCGTTGCTTAAAAATCTGGGTGACGGAAAACAGCGTATGGATGCGTATCGTGATGGCCAAGTTAGGACAGCAGTTCAATGAGCATTGTCCAAACACAGACGACTAGCTTTAAGAAAGAGCTGTACCAAGCTGTCCATAATTTGGCTACGGACACGCTTAAGATTGCGCTTTATACGGCCAATGCTAATCTAAACGCCGACACTACTGTTTACAGCTCGGCCAATGAAGTTGTAGCG